ACCGTCAATTTAGCGAATGCATACTTGCTGGCAAAGCGTTCTACTTGAGGAATAATACCGTCGCCTATATAAATTCTTTTGTTAACTCTATGTTACCATAGAGAGCAGACTATATCTTTAACTTATTCAAAGATAAGTTATTTCCCATTTCCATTATTATTAAAATAATGTACACCTTTCGGTTAGTCGTTGAACTTTTCTTTTTATAAGACTTAGCTGCTGATTGTCCTATGGTTAGGAGTTTCCAGCAATTAGAGAAATTAATTTTTGTAAGTCTCTTAACTTACCGACCCATTTATTATGCGGCGATAGCATATTGTCTAGGTCTATTTGTATCAGGATCTACGATTGTAGGTTTCAATTTGTTATCCTAGAGGCTCTTTATCCTCTAGCTCTCGTGGTTTATCATCCCACGAGTTCAGACTATATCTTCTTCTGATGAATCAGAAGTTTCGCACTCGTGTTCCCTAGTTTTATGCTAACTTAGGAATTAGTCGTTGAACCTTCCAATTACTTCTACGCATTTCATTGGCTTGGCTGCTGATTTTCCAAATAATTTGAAGGAATTCCAGCAATTCACGAAATTTTTCAAAATCTATCACTAGATTAAGCGGCAAATCTTTTACCGTTGACCATTTATGTTAACTATACGTTACCGTATAGATCAGACTATATCTTTATTCAAATATATTTAAATATATAACCTTCTGTTGTATGTAAGTAACCTTGACATACACGTAAACATGACTTATATTGCTGTTTACATTCTTTAGGAGAATCCCATATCTTAATTAAATTTCCTTCAGTGTCATATTGTGCTATTTTAACAGCTTCTTTACTTTCAGGAGCTTCTATATCAAAATAATTATTGGCTTTCTTATATGACCATAGGAATCCTCCACATTCTTTTTTATTAACTACTGCATTTTTCAAACGGTAATCAGTAACTCCTTTGTTATCACGTTTGGCGGCAACTTTAGTAGCATAACTACATATAAATTCTCCAGTCTCTTTATTATACTTATGTAAGACACTTTTACCTAGAGATTTTTGATATTTAGAGGATAAGACTTCTGCTATATCTACATCTGCTTTTAAAAAGTAATAACCAGAATATGGTTTCTTTCTAAATACAGCAGTAGTTATATTTTCTCTACTAATATCTAATTTTTGAGCTGCTAATGTAGTAGTTTTAAATATGTTTAATAAAACTCCTTCTAAATTATATTGTGCAATAAATCCATGATTTAATTCTGTCTTATATTCAGAGGGATCAATTTTATTTTCAAAAGACCAAAAACTTCCTGCAAAACTACGTTTAGTTTTAATAATATCAGACATACTAACGTTTGAATCGTAGAATTTTTTTATTTCAGTTTCCGAATCCCATAATTTAATAAAATTTCCTTTAATATCAAATTGGTATACTGATCTTTTTAATTCGGGAGGAGTACCTCCCCCAAGAGTAGCATTATAAGTATCAGTTCTTTTTATAAAATCTTCACTTACTAACCATCTCTCAAGATCTAAAGCATCTTCTAAAGTATCAAATACTTTTAAAGTAATGCGTTTAAAATTTTTAACTCCGTATTTTAATATTGCACAATGTAGAGGAGTTTTACCTTTATTATAAGTTGTAGGTTTATCTAAATAAGCCCCACAACCTAAATACCCATCAAAAGCATCTGGAGTATCAGTTTTATGAACTCCTATATAAAATTTCCTATTTTGTATATTATAGGTTAAATATACTATAAATTTTTGAATATTCTCCATTTCCATTTTATAATGTACGATTTCGCAATCTAGTCGTTGAACTTTATTTCAAGTGCTTAGCATCTTAAAATATTAGCTGCTGATTGCCTCAATAAGGGTTTCCAGCAATTAAAAGAATTTATCGTGAACTATCATTAATCCACGTTACATTTGTTAAAGAGCAACAATTTGTTATCAATATATTACTATATTGTTCAGACTATATTTTCAATGATACTTTAGTATGTAACCTTTTGTTTGATTTTGCGTTCCTTTAAGAACTCTATGTGCAGATGAATTATCTAACTTCAAATCTTTTACCGCTAAATTAATACTATTATAAGTTTTTAATAAATTGCCATACATATCAAAAACATCAACTGATTTTTTAGCCAATTTATTTTTATAAGGTTCCATTTTATCAACTTTTACAAGTGAAAATCTAAAACCTTTATATGGTTTACCTGTATTAATTGCATTATAAACAGATTCTCTACTTCTACCACCAACTCTATTCATTACCTTAGTTACTCCTATTTCAGAACCAACATATTCCCCATTTTCATCATATATAAATATTTCTACACCTCTGAGATTTTGTTTAGTTACAGGATTATATTTTTCATAAAGAGTATTACTATAATAATGATCTTTATAAGGACGTTTCGTTTGTATTGCAGTACATACACGTCCCGGATTTTCGGTACTTTGTATAGATTCATATATACCTACACATACACCTTCCCTAGAATATTTATAAACAGTTGTTGGTAAATTAGGTTTAGAATATTCTTCTAAATTCAATTTATCCATCTTATCTTTAGACCAATAGAAATTAGCTGCTTTTTGTTTATGCCTAAGTGCTGTTCTGAATGCACTCTCAGTCATATTATAAAATTCACTGGCCGATTCTAATGTCCATTCTTTTAAGTATTCTCCATTAATATTATACTGGTAAATTGGATAATCAGAATATTCAGGTATTGCTCCTCCTGGAGTTGCATTATAATACTTATCTGAATAAACTTCTTTCCAAGTTATTAACTCTGATTCTAATTTATAAGCATCTTCTTTAATATCAAATACTTTAATAATATTTCTAATAAATTTTTTTGGGCCATAAGTTTTTACAGCCATCTGAAATGGTGTTTTAGGATTATAATAAGAGTTGGGTTTATTAATATTAACTCCACACCCTATATATCCATCAAATACATTAGGATCTTTAGTTTGGTGTACTCCTATGTATAAAACATCATTTACAATATTTTTTGTTACATATACTATATACTTCATTGTCTTCTCTTTCGTATTTTACTACTCCCATAAGGGATAGTCGTTGAACGTTATTATTAAATCTAATTTACAATCACAATTTAATAATCTTCGCTTCTGATTGTCTTAGCAGATCTAAGAGTTTCCAGAAATTAAGAAGATTTTACAACGGAAACGCATCTTCCGTTGTTTCTCGCGTAGAGGAAGTTATCAAGCAATACTTTCTCCTTACGATCCATCTTATAGATCTTCTCGGACAAGTGACCTTGATCTTTACCCTCTGCAATAGAAATAAAGGTATTCTCATGAGCAGCATATAAAGCTGAATAACTATCATCATTACGGTGAGTCGTAATGTAGTTACGATGCTTCTCAATATTACTCTGATACTTAACGTAACCCTCTTCATGCAACTCTGGCATCGCATTCGACTGGAATCTTGTAGTATCACCTACTTGACAACCACTCAAGTCAAGTACAGACTTGTAATCGTTATCAATAAGGCGACCTTGGATTTCCCAGTAATTGTCAGCCTTACGAATTGGACGGCTCACACAAATAACTTGCTGACGAGTCTTCTCAATTCTAAATATATCATATTTTTCGTAATATCTCTCTTTAAAAGCGAATGTAATCTCAGTTCCATCAGCACCATCACCTTCAGGAACAGCTGCAAACTCAATGCGTTTAATGTAGTTAGTTTCCTAATTTAGACTATATCATTTATTACTTTTATGATATTTAAAGATATATTCTCCAAAGAATCTATCTCCTAATTGTATATTTTTGATTTTTGATGCAGGAACATTGTATTTTTCTTTTACAGCTTTTACAGAATTTAATGTTTCAATAAAATTCCCATATTTATCATAAATATCAATTTTTAAACCATTACCATTAGGTTTTTCTGGTAATTTGGTTATTTCTTCTTCTGAAATATAGAAATTTTTAAACCATCCTTGTTTATATCTAAGGGCATCTCTAATAGATTCCCACGAATGATTATTTATAATAGACATTAATTCTTTTCCTACAAATGTACCAATAAAACTACCATCATCCTTATATAAATAGAATTTAGTTTTAGCATATTGTTTCCTAGCTTTGGGCTTAAATTCATCAACCATAAAGTCAGAAACATAATATTGTTTATTAATTAATGACTGTTGTTTTATAGCTCTTACAACAGCAGTTTCGGTGCTACCTATATACTCACCACATTCTTTTCTAGATATAAATTCTTTTAACCATTTACCTTCTTTAGAATATAAATGTGTTACTTTAGGTTCACCCCAAACCTAAGTTATATATTCAGTTACATCTATAGTATCTGTAGTTGCCCAATAGCAATCCAATAGAGGATGTTTATCGTGGATAGCATATTCAAATTTTTCCATAGGCAAATTATAAAATGTATAAGCCTCTATAGAATAATCCCATTTCTTTTTTAGATTGCCTTCTAAATCGAATTGGTATAAAGGTTTATAATTATTATAACTTATACCTCCTAAGCAAGCGTTATAAGTATGTGCTTGCTTTAAAAAATCAATATTTACTATTTCTGCTTCTTTCTTATATGCATCTTCTTTATTATCATATATAAATAAAATCTCTCTTTTAAAAGATGATACTCCATATTTTTTTACTGCATACTAAAAAGGAGTTTTCGGATACATATAAGTACTAGCTTGATTTATATATACACCACACCCTAAATATCCATCAAAAATTTCTGGATTTTCTGTCTAATGTACACCAATATAAATTCTATTTATGCCATTAATTTTGGCTTTTAAATTTGTAGTTAAATATACAATATATTTCATAATAATTCAGTTTTTTAATCAATTAATTATTGATTTACGGGTCTCCCCTAGTCGTTGAACACTGGTGTTATCACACCCATGCTGCTGATTACCATAAAGTTTCCAGCAATTTAAAGAATTTTTCTGCAGGTCGAAACTTAACCAACCTGCCACTCAAACATCATAGAGTCAATGTTCTGGTATTTATTACCACTCTTATGATCTTGGTAGAAGATATTACGTAAAGATTCCGTTAAATAAGAGGCTGTCAATTCTGGATACAGTCTACTTACAATACCAAGTTTGTGAGGACGATTTCCGAGAAACTTATAAAAGTCCTCGTAGGTCCTAGTATCCAATTTGTTAACTTAAAGGTGTTTAATCCTTTAATTCTTACGGTTTACCATCCCGCAAGTTCAGACTATCTCATCGCATCCCTGCGTTCTGCGCTCGTGTTCTTATTATTGTTTGCACTACTCAAAGATTAGTCGTTGAACCTTCTAGTTACTAAAGTGCTTCACTAGCTTGGCTGCCGATTCCCCTATGATAGTAGCCCCGACGATTGGTGGGGTTCCAGCAATTCACAGAATTTTACATGGGCGATATTATTCACTCATGGTAGGACGATTTGTCACAAAATTTGCTACTATCATATTCTTATTAATTTATCAATCCAAGTCGTCAATCGACTTGTAAACATTATTATTATACATAGGCTTATTTTCAGCCTTCTTCGGTTTTTGTATGACAACTTGTGCTTTACCACGACGCTCGTCTTCTACGCCTTGTTTATAAGCTTGTTGTCTTACACTAGTTATCTGTTGATTAAAGTAATCTTGTATTTCATCAAGAGCACCATCTCCATGTAGAGCAAACCATGCCATCTTAGTAAGAGTAGCAGGGTCGTTCAAAGCCAGTTGCAAGTAATTATTACCTGCTTGATCTGAACCTAAAATGAAATTAGCTAACTCTTGTTTATCCTCATCATCAAGATCAACATCCATAGTACCAATAGAATCTAATTCGTCTATAGCGTTTAGAATATTATTAGTAAATACTTGCTGTTGAGCCTGATAATTTTCTTGTTCAATAGCTTGTTTTTGTGCATTATCCTCATCTTCTAAAGCCTTGTATTCCGCTCTAATTCCTTGAACCTGTTTAGCATAAAGTTCGGGATTAGATGTTTTTGCACGTTCTACTTCAGCCAATAATTCTTCGTCAGTAATATCTGGAACCCTAGTACGCAAATCATAAGCATACAACTCATCATCAGATATTGCATCAATACTATACGTAGGCTCTACATTCTGCTGAACTTGAGCTGCGCCCTCTTGCATTAATATCTGTTGATACTCTTCGGGTGTCAAGTTATTCTAACGTAATCTATTAATTAAGTCGATTTCAGAATCGTCTAAGTCTGATTCGACTTCTTGGATCTGAGGTGTATTTAGTATATTAAATTGTTCCTCTTGTGTAAGATCCGACCATCTACGATTTACAATCTGACCGTTGTCATCTTCGAATTTAATCTCATCTGGATTCCGAATACCTTGTTGCCTAAGCAAATTGGCAATTAAATCATCAGGCTCAGAGCCACTAGGCTCTTCAGCAGATTGATAGCTCGGATCTTGGTAATTTTCTCCCTGACTATAGTCCACCCAATGGCTTTCTTGTTCATCAGGATTTTCTTGTGTTTCTGTTGAATTTTGATCTAACACTTCGTCATCAAAATCCAATTCATCAATTCCTATTACTCCATTTTCCATAAAACATTAAAATTATGTTAAACACAATTAAATATAATTAAATTCTAATTATTTCCAAATTAAAATGTTACTAAATTATTAAAATTATTTCTTCTTTAGTTTTTAGTAACTAATCCATAAGTTTTGACCACCATTTTTGGGAATTTATTACTTTTCCCTTTACTTTATTTTCTCCCACTAAAATACAACCGAGAGAATCTGCTGCAGTATTTCCAGGATGTATTCTGATTCCTGAAAAACCCTTTACATTATTTACTAAAGGCAATTTGCCTCCATATCTAACTGCCCAAGATCTTTTACCAAACTTAGGACTATAAGTTAAAGTTACCTTATACTTACCTGTAGGTATGGCAGTTTCACCATATACTTTTTTCTATATAATAGCAGATTCAGGCATAGATTGTGTAAGCCCCCTGTCCGTATCTTCTATAGTATCACAAAAGTATTGGTTATTTATAAATAAAGACCCAACCGTATAGGATGGGCCTTTATAAAATCTTTTTAAATTAATTAACATGAAGCTTTATCATACCCTAAAGTGGTTTGTCTCCAATAATCTGACTCAGTTTCAATTTCAAATACTTCTCCAGATATACCTTGTATCTAAGGAACTAGGTTCGCTTTTACATTCTTTTCTGGACATTTAGAGACGTTCATATGTATACGATATGAAGCAGTAAATGATTCACTATCATCTATACTTAAACTATCTAATGTAGTATAATACTCAAGACCTAATTCACTCCAACTAGCAGATGATCCATCTCCAGTATGCTTTATACATAACTCTTTACATATTAAATTTGCAGCATCACCTAGGAATTTTTTAACATCTGCTTCTGTATGTGAAGCACATTTATTACCCTTTACTGTAATTAAAGTTGTTGCTTCCTCTCCATAACTTGCTAAATCATAACCATCATCATTGTATACTTGATATATTTCTAATTCACAAGTAGACGTACATGTATTAGTAATACTTAAATCAGCTGTTAAAGTTTTATCGCAAGCCTCAAATGTAATTCTATACTTATCTACTGTAGAATCCGTATAATCCGTAGGTTGTATACTAATAACATTTCCGGATTTACTTGCATTAGACCATCCAGTACCGCTAATCTTAGAAATAGACCAATTGTTAAAAGATGTTCCATTCTATTTAGCGTATACAGTTATCGTTTGAGTACCCTAATTAGAACAATTATAAGTAAAGCTTGTGGTTTGTAATTCCAAAGAAGATTCACAAGCAGCCTCATTAACTGTTATGTTCTTAGTTGAAGATGTAGCAGAACAATACTTATCTACACTACTACTAGTAGCTTGTACTTTAATAGTACCACTGCCCGTAGCTTTTAAAATATTTCCAGAAATTGTACCTGGGCCACTTACTACTTTATATGTAATAGTAGATCCTGAAGGTTGTCCCGAAACAGATAATGTTGCAGTATCTCCAATATTTAAAGTAGTTGGAGAAACAGTTAATGTAATATCTGGAGTTATGGTACACTCTCCCTGTAATACTGTTAATTTTGATTTTTGTTCTGATGCACAATAATTATCATCTCCAGCAAATCTAGCTATTATCCATACTGTACCTGCAGATACACCTGTCACGGTAGTACCTGACACTGTAGCAATACTTTCATCTCCAGATACAAAGGTAATCTAACTGTCTGAAACAAGAGCATTACCTGTAACTTTGACAGATTCACCTTCCTTTATTGAGGTTACGCCATTGCCAAATACTACATCTAAATCGGCATCTTCACAACCTCCACATGACCACACAGCAAATAATTTCATATCTTCACTTAATATTATAGATTCTCCAGAACTATACTATGTTCCAGTACCGTCAGCCTTAGTATTCCAACCAACAAAATTACATGTACCGCAAGTATAGGAATTATTTTGAATAGTTACTTTACTTCCTTGAGTTACAGTCTAACTAGAAACAGAACCTGAACCAGACGAACAATCACCTCTATCATAAGACAATGTTACTTCAGTAGTACTTCCACCACAAGACCATTGTGCATAAACTACTATATTTGAATATAATGCAATAGTTTCTCCGGGTGTATAAGAAGTACCAGAACCACTAGGACTAGTATTCCAACCTAAGAATTCACAACCAGATCTTACATACGGATTACTCCTAATAGTAACGGAAGAACCTTCTTCTGCAGAATCATACATATTTGAATTAGGTTTACCTCCATTAGGTTTATAGGTGATTGTATATTCTGTATTAGTAGGTATTTCAGTTCCACAATTAGCAGATATAGAAATATCTCCTGTAATACCTGAAATCTAAATAGAAACAGAGCTAGATTCAGACCAACTATTAGTAGAAGATCCATTTACTGTAATAGATGAATATGATCCAGAAATAGAACCTGCTCCTACTGTACTATACCCAGAAGCCGGTGTTAACGTAATAGAAGCACTAGAACCCCAAGTAACTGATGACGGGCCATTATAAGAAACACATCCAGAACTAA